TTTCGAAACATTCTTGATCGTTATATTTACGAGTCATTTTGATATATCCTTCTTGAGTAAGACTGACATGTCGTTCCATTCGCTTTCCTGTGTTTGAATAAGCTACTGCATCTCCAGCACGATCATCTGCGTATGTTGTAAATACCTGTTCTCTTACGCCACCTACTTTTGTACTTCCATCTCTAAAAGTAACAGTCCTCTTTCCATCTTCAGCAAATGATTGCTGATTCTCTATATACTTAGGAAACGTTTCATCTATAAGATTTTTCATAGATCTTACAGCTGTAAACACATTGGTTATTTCACCATATTTTGATTTAACCACGACGGTTTGTAGTGTCTTTGACATAAGTTACTCCTTTTGTACTATTTATACGAAAAAAAAATGCACTTAAATGAAAATAGTTGTGTACTTTACATGAAAACTATGGTATAATAGTATTATAAAATAGAAAAGGAAAGGAAATTTTATGAAATATACATTAACCACTGATATTGATTACAATACAACTAAATCGGAAATCACACTTTTCGCTAATACACACGGTTGTAAATTATCAAAATTCAAAATCAACGGTCCGGCTGGGGGAAATCACATCTGTGAATTCTCATCAAACAACCTTGATTTTATCCAAGAATTATGTGATCAACTGGAATTACCATATTCTAAAATCATTTAAATGAAAAAAAAATGAGCTTCTGCTCACTTTTTTGTTTACATGAGAACAAAAGTATGGTATAATATATCTATAAAATGGAAAAAGGAAAGAAAACCAATGTTAAATAAATCTGAAATGTCAAAAATCCAAGCATTCTTAATCGAAGCAGATTCTGCTCAAATGTCAGAAATTGCTCAAATGTTTAATGATGCACGTAATCTAAAAGTTGCTCGTGCGGCTAGGTCTTTTACTGTAGGACAAACCGTTAAATGGAATGGTAAGCGTGGCTCAATGAGTGGTACGGTTATCAAAGTTCTTAAAAAGAACATCCGTGTAAAAACTAAAGCAGATGGCATATGGAATGTCACTGCATCACTATTGAAATCTGCTTAATAAGGGAGAATTATATTATGGCACATCAAGTTGAAACAATGGCGTACGCTGGCAAACTACCTTGGCATGGTCTAGGGGTTCCAGTATCGAACGATCTTACACCTGCTCAAATGCAGCAAAAAGCTGGATTGGACTGGAAAGTTCGTGAACTGGATTCATACGTTGAATTCAATGGCAAGAAAATGTCAACCGGTCAAAAATCTTTGGTCCGCGAATCAGACGGTCGTATTCTTACTAATGTCGGTGAGAATTGGCATCCGGTTCAAAATGACACAGCGTTTGAATTCTTTTCTGAATTCGTACAATCAGGCGATATGGAAATGCATACTGCCGGATCTCTTAGAGATGGTCAAATGGTTTGGGCTTTGGCTAAAATCAAAGAATCATTTGATGTCTTTGGTGATGACAAGGTTGACTCATACTTGTTATTCTCTAATCCGCACCAATATGGTAAGTCAATTGACGTTAGGTTTACTCCTATTCGTGTAGTGTGTAACAACACATTGACTATGTCATTAAATGCTAATGCTGAAAAGTCAGTAAGGCTTGGTCATCGTACAGAATTCAATGCAGATTCTGTAAAAGAAACTCTTGGTCTTGCACACGAAAAGTTTGCTAAGTACAAAGAAATGGCTCAGTTCTTAGGTAGTAAGCGCTTCAATGTTGATTCTTATATCGACTATTTGAATGAAGTGTTTCCAAGAACTTCTGGTGTAGTGGACACAAAGTACAATACTTTGGACACTATTTCACGTGCAGCAAAAGCAGCTTACGATATTGTTGAAACTCAGCCGGGTTCTCAGTATGCTGAAGGCTCATGGTGGCAGGCACTAAACAGTGTTACCTATATCACTGACCATGTTCAAGGTCGTGGTGATGATACTCGCCTTTACTCACAGTGGTTTGGTGGTAATCAGCTTCGTAAAGTTAAAGCAGCAGAAAAAGCTGTAGAATATGCGATGTCTTCATAATGGGTATCATGGTTAAAAACGACAGAGAGTCAACCTCCTTCATTGGGAGGTTCGACTTCAAATCACCGGGTGATATGGCTGAACTTGCAATGGTTAAGAACATGGTCAAAACATTCAACAATTTTAACAAAGAACGCGGTGATGACTACCGATGGAGAGTTTGCTTAAGAGGTCGTAAGCCTTTTAAGAAAATGAGAACTCCTCGTGGTTATTACACCAAAGCATCCGTGGGTGAAGTTTCTTTTAATAACCACGGAAATATAGTAGGCGGTATTAAAAATGCATCATGTGCAGACGTCTACATCTATCGTCGGGGGTAATTTCCTTCCTTCCTTCCGACCTTCCGACGAGGCATAAGGGCGCGCAAGCGCCCTTATGTTTTTATATAAATAGAGAAATAGGGAGATACTAATGGCATATGATTTTTTTCCAAAGACTTCTAAGGAAATAAAAGACAAATTAGGTAAAGAATGGCCAGCTGACTACGTTAGTCAAGCCATGAATTTACATCAAATGTTAGCTAGTAAAATCGACACACCAATTAACATTGACATTGGTACTAAATCAGTGGTTAATGTTTCGCGTGCATTGCAAGGCGATATCGACCTAAAATCTATTAAATCTAAAGTAGGCCTTACAACTTTCAATATAAAGTTTGGTAATGGCTCATCTGGAAACCGCGGTGCTAATAATCGTGGTAATGCTTTTGAAACGCAATTCGCAAATGCTCTCGAAGATTGGTATGCTGGTCGCGAAGTAAGTGATCCAAAAGTTTTACGTGCTATTCTAGATTTAGATAAAACATACGACTTATCATCAAGTAGAAAATTTGATGCAAAGGTTGTAGGTGGAGAAAATACTAGGAGACCAGTTCAATATTCAGGTAAAATAGAATTGGCTAATCCTAAAGGCAGTGGCATGAATGTAGGAAAGAGTGTTACTGATATTACATTAGAAAATGACAAAGATGACGTTTACCTTTCGTTGAAACTAGGTGGAACTACTACTTTTTTCAATGTTGGTACTACAAAGGTTCTTAGTAAACAAGAAATTAAAGATGGTGACATCAAAAACAAAGACGGCTTACGCCTTCTTGGCTTGTTTGGAATAGATCCTATTAGATTTGCTGCAATTTTCAACGGTGATTTCAAGCAAAGCGGAAAGATAAATGTATCGAAATACGACAAAGCTGGATTGACACACCTTCTAATGTCTGGCATTGGCTTCGGCTATCATGTCATTCACAAATTACCTGCAGGAATTATTTCAAAGAGAATAGAAAAAGGTAACCTTAAAGCTTTAGCAGCTCCAAAAGGTGCACTTACTCTTGAATACGGCGGTAAAAATGGAAGAGCTAGAAGAGTTAATGTACAATTCGCATCAAAAGAATATATCTTTTCTCTGAACTTTAGAGATACTCAAGGCAAAGATGGATACCCAAATCGTTTGATGTGTGACTTCAAATACAGAAAGCCTAAGACGGTATGACACATATTATAGAATACAATAAGTTTCCAATTGATGTTTTAAGATTAGAAGCAGATTACGATAATTTCTTAAAGACTAATGAACACGTTACAGACGATAAAACTAAAATAGATTTCAATGCAATTTGCATTAATAGAAAACCCGGCGACTCATTATCAGTCACTGGTGGTAATGTTAGAGGCAAGTATTGGACTTATCCAGAGAATGATATTGATGAGGAAGAAAGACTTCCCTTTGTAGATGAAGAAGCTTACACTGAAATTTGTCCAGAATTTTCTGGGACTTATACAGAGTGGGTTTATAACGAAATGAAAAAACACTGGAAAATCGGTAGAGTTCGTTTTTTAATGAAACCACCTCGTTCATGTTTATCATGGCATAGAGATCCAGAAAAAAGACTACATATTCCTATTGTAACTAATAGAGGCAATAAGATGATTGTAGAAGATAGCGCATATTATATGCCAGCTGATGGAACTGCTTACGTGGTAGACAATACGTTATACCACAATTTCTTCAATGGTAGTGAAAAGAACAGAATACACTTAGTAGCGACTGTTCTTAAATAAATACGCAATAATGCATTTAATGGTTTACTTTTCATAAAGAATGTGGTATAATTAAAACAATGGAAAATTTTAAGAATTTTATTACTGAACAGAAAAATACTCACATGACTCACATCGAGGACAAAGTTCTTTATGGCGGAGTGAATGGAACACGCCAAGCTATTATGGCGCTACGTTCTCTCAGAGACATGTTAGGAGGCTCACATGCTGGAAAAGTGTCTGTTAAGTGGGATGGTGCTCCTGCCATTTTTGCTGGCATCGACCCACGTGATAATAAATTCTTTGTTGCCAAAAAAGGTATATTTAACGTCAATCCTAAAGTGTATAAATCAGACGCTGATGTGGATGCTGATACTTCAGGGGATCTTGCTGATAAGCTTAAAGCTGCTTTAGGACTATTACCCGGTTTAGGGATTAAAGGAGTCATTCAAGGTGACTTTCTTTATGGCCCTGGCGACGTCACTACTAAAAAAATAGAGGGAGAAAAATATGTTACTTTCCACCCTAATACGATCGTTTATGCTATTCCGGCTAGCTCGGACATGGCCAAGCAAGTCAAGAAAGCAAAAATTGGAATTGTATGGCACACCACGTATAAAGGCAAAACATTTGAATCTATGAAAGCTTCTTATGGTGTAGATACAAGCAAATTCAAAAAAATATCTTCGGTATGGTCACAGGATGCAATGTTACGTGATATGACAAAAGCAACAATGTCCAAGAAAGAAACGGAGGAAGTCAATGAATTACTTACGCAAGCTGGGAAACTTTTTAACTCAATCAGTGGTAATACTTTACGACAGCTTGAAAAGAATGGTGATCTGGCTCAAAAGATTGAAACCTTTAATAACACGTATGTACGAAAAGGCCAAGT